CAATTCTTTACTGATGGTACTCAGCGTTTAGAAATTAACGGAACATTTATTACTGGTGCAGTCGACGGTTTCTTCCCGAACTTATATGCAGGTAGATATTACGACAGTGGTAATGCTACTTATTATGTCGATCCAGCTAGCAGCTCAAGATTAAATGATATTTCATTAGTTGGTGAAATTATTCACGACGGTGATGCAGATACTTATTTACAGTTTAATGCAGCAGATAGTTTTAGAGTAGTAACTGGTGGTTCTCAAAGATTACTTGTTAATAATACTTATGTATTAGCAAATGATCAGATGCGTTCACCTATTTTCTACGATTCAAATAATACAGCTTATTATGGTAATTTTGCCGGCACTTCGGTAATGAATGATATTGGTCTTGATGATTATATTGCTCACAATGGTGATACTGATACATACATCGGATTTCCGAATAATGATGAATTTGTAATTTCAACCGGCGGAACCATAAGATTTACAGCTAATACTTCTGCAATCACAAGTACTCTTTCTATTACAGCTCCTACAATGTATGCTGGAATCTATTATGATTCAGATAATAATGATTATTATTTTGATGGTTCAAGTACGACAACATCATTAACTGCTGCTGGTAAAATTTTAATTGGTAATGTATCTGATGCAGATAGAACAGATGATAACACAGGTGATGGTGGTATCACGATTCAGCCAAATGCTGCAGGTACAAATTCAAATATTCAAATTAGTGGATCTAATGGTGGAGCTGCATTACTCAATTTAAATAGAATTGATATTGGAAATAATCCAACAAATGCATCTAATGTGTATCTTCAGTTTAATGCAGACGGAACTGCTGGCGGACAATTTAGAGGTGATGCTTCTGGTAATCTTTATCAAGTTCTAAAAGCAAGTACTAACTGGGGATTCTGGACATCAGGTTATACTGAAGCATTAATTGTTGACGATAGCGCTAATGTTATGGTCAATAACTCTACTGGTCCTACATATACAGCAAATGATAATACACCTCTTATAGGCGCAACAACAGACAATAAATTACATGTTGGTGGATCTGTTCAATTAGCTAGTTTAGACGATGCTTTTGTTGTTGGAAATGGAACTGCTACATTCTTAAAAGGTGATGAACTAGGATTTGGTTCAGGTGGTGGTTTCTACATGGACAACACCACTACAGTTAAGATTCGAAACAATAAAGATTTTTCATCTAACGGCGATTTCTACGCTTCAACTTATTATGACGTTGATAATACAAATTATTATGTAGACCCAGCTGGTGATTCACAAATGAATACTATCGACATTGATGACTATATTCGTCATCGTGGAGATACAAACACTTATTTTGGTTTTGAAGCTAATGATACATTCAGAGTTTGGACAAATGGAGTTCAAAGATTAAACATTGACAATGATTCCGCTGATTTCCAAGGAAATGTTTATGCACCTCGTTATTATGACTCTGATGATAATACTTTCTTTATTGATGGTGATGGAACTTCTGTACTTAAATACTTAAATGTTTACAGTGGTGCAACCACTGGTGAATTAAATGTTGGCCGTAGCTCATCAGAACGTATTCGCCAGTATATTACAGATGGTATAGGTTACATTCAATATTGGCAAGACGAAACTGATACCACAGATCATTCTTTAAGATTCGAGATTCTATCTACATCAACTGGAACAAATACATTCCAATTTAACAGACCAATTCAGATTACTGGTGGCGGCGGTGGAATGTATGCTTCTATCTACTATGATCAAGACGACAATAGATATTATTTAGATCCAAACGCAACAGGTAATGCCGGAAGTAATGCAGGTTTCTTTGGTGGAAATCTATCATTTGGTTTACCTGGAAATGGAACAGCATCAAACGCAGAAGCTCAAAAAGGTAGATGGTTATCTATCGAAGGTAATGCAGATACTTCAGGTGAAGGTTCATCAAGAATATTCTTCACAGAACATAACAGTTCAACAGGTTCAATGTCTGCTTATGGTATGTCACTTGGATATCGTGGTGGTGCTACAAGTATTGTTGGTTCTGATGGTAATACTTGGACAGGTTTAACTCAAATCAATAACGGCGAATGGGGTATGTGGGGCCATGATGGTAGCGCAACCGGTCAATGGGCAATGAAAGGTCCAAGGTCTGGTAGCTTTGTTGTTGCTTCAGGCTCATTCCGCGCACCAATTTTCTATGATTCAAATAATACTAATTATTTTGTAGATCCAAATTCAGAATCTAGAATGGATACTATCAAACTTGATGGTAACGCTGTTGTATTAAGAGAGCCTACAGGAGATTATGGTTCATTTGCAGTAAGCGGTGGCGCAAGAAATGGATACTCAGGATTCAGTATTGATGACCGTTTTGTATTCATGCATGATGGCGCAAATCGTGTAGGTGTTTACAATGATGTAGATAATGAATGGATCTGGTACGCAGATCGCAACTCATACATGAGATTAATGTATAATGGTGGTGAACAAGCAAGAACAGACAACGGATACTTTAGAGCAAATAACCAATTACGTACTCCAATATTCTATGACTTAAATAATACAGCATTCTATGTAGATCCTAACAATACTTCAAATATTCAAAACTTAATTGTTAATGGTACGTTCGAACAAGGTGGTTATTTACAAAATAACCCAGTTGAATCTTATTGGTATCAACAAAGTACATATAGTTATAGCACATCACAAACACCTAATACACAATATTACTGGATTCCAGTTGGTGTTACAAATAATGGTGGTGCAAAAGGTTTCTTAGAATATTACGCTAAAGACGATGTAAACTATAGTGGTAATGTTATTGGTAGAATTGTAATCAGTTCATGGAATAGTAGTTCAATTTCTATTGACCATCATACAACTGGCCCACTCAATAATGGTACACCAAAAGTTCGTGTTGATAATAACAACCGAATTTGGATGCAAATGGACAGCATCACTTGGGATTCATATGTAAGATGGCATTGGGTTGCAGTAAGTGGTATCACATTAGAAGATGGTTCAGGCAAACAATTAACAACACCAGCAAACTCTATTGAAATCTTAACTGGTCAACAAGTAAGAGCAACTCTTGGAAATGTTACTGGTGCTACTGTTACGAATACAAGACATCACTTTGGTTCAATTGATTCGAGACAAGATGTACGCTCACCAATTTATTATGATTTAGATAATACAGGATATTTTGGAGACTTTGCTTCTCGTTCAAGATTTAATACTTTAGAATTAGGAAACCAAGGTGCTCTAACAGGTTCTACTTCATATCCATTAGGAGTCTATCATAATAACAGATACTTAATTGGTTTCAGAAACAGTGGTGCTGATGCTAACTATCCTTGGTTAGTCCACGATAATGTCAATGGTAAATCTGCATTTATTATTCACTTTAATGGTAAAGGCGATAGATTCTATGTTGATGAAGATGGTGATACAGTATTCTCAGGTGATATTACTGCAGACGAAATGTTTGCAAGAAGATTTGTAGATACAGATGATACGAACTTTTATGCTGATCCTGCAGGAACATCTAATTTTGCAAGACTAACATTACCACAAAACCCAGTCGGTACCGCATACGCTAGTGTTGCAACACAACCTGACTATTATATTGGTCAGACAATGGGTAATGACGATGCTTGGAAGATCTACGGCGAATCACCAAGTGGAACAAACACTGGCGCTCTCATCCTTCAATCTGAAGACGATTACGATGGTAATGAATCTATTCGTCATAGATTCAAGAGAACATACGGTGCTTACGACACGCGTGATAACTTAATCACATATTTTAACTATGTGTACTCACCAACAAGTTTCCGTGCTCCAATCTTCTACGATAGTAACGATACTAATTACTATGTAAATCCAGCATCTCAGTCACACATGAATACACTGACTCTTGCTGGTAATAGAATTGGTTTTATTAACTCAAGCTTTGATGCTGAAATTAGAGTATCTGATGCTAACCCAGATGGTACAGGTGCAACATTTGTATTCTGGGGAGATCAAGTAGAATATAATGCTGAAGTAGCAACTGAAGTATTCAGAGCAACAAGACATATGCGTGCTCCAATTTATTATGATTTAAATGATGCTAATTACTATTTAAATCCAAATGGTATTTCAATCTTAAACGATGTTCGTGCATCTATTTTCTATGATAGAAATGATACAAACTATTATGTAAACCCGGCTTCAAATTCTATTCTACATAATTTAGAATTAAGAAATTACGGTTTAAGACTTGCGCGTAATTATACACACAATGGTATTTGGTTTAATGCCGGCACTGATACTAACCACGTATTGTGGAATGACTACTATGGTGGACCAAATGCTAGAGGTGCAGCTAACTCAGGATTTGATGGAATACTTTGGAATACTTATCGTGGTATTCAAATACGCGGTGGCTCTAATGGTGCATACAACTTAATTCGTTCTACAAATTCAGGTAGCAACACCAACGATCACTATGTACAACTTTATGCTGCTAATGTTGAGCAATTAGGTACTCGTGCTGGTTATGGTTATGCTCCTAATCAGATGCGTTCACCAATTTATTACGACTATAATGATACAAACTACTACGCTAATCCAGCTGGAACAACAAGATTCTATGAACAACGACTTATATACAGATTACATATTGGTGATGAGTCTAATTTATATAATGGCGTACTTCAAGAAACACGTAGACCTGATTTAACAATTAAAGGACAATATCCTCAGTTGAACCTTATGTCATCTGAGATTAATAACAGTAATCACGGTCCTACATTAAGATTTACAGCCTATGATTCGGCTAACGCATCTTCAGGTAACCTAAAACATTGGGTAATTGGTATTCCTGGTACAAATGCAACGATGTTGAGTTTTGGATATAGAGCAAATCCACCATCAAATAACCCACACTACGGTATTGGTAGAGGTTGGTCATCTGGTGATAATGTTGCTATTATGTGGCTACAAAATGATAGACACGTATATGCTGAAAACGACGTAAGAGCTGACATATTTAGAGATAGAAATTCTACTGGATACTATGTTGAGCCAAGCAATCTATCAGAACTCTATGATGTAAGACAAAGAGGTTGGTACACAAGAACATTCGCACACTCAGGTTCTGATTTTGCAAATGGTACAATTGTAAGAACAAGTATTCCTGCGACAGCAACTAACGGTGCTTCATTCGTACTTGAAGCAACAGGTAAATCTTATTCTGGTGATCCACCATTTAGTTTTATTGCACAAGGTTATTTGTACAATAATACTATTATCAACTATTCTGGTCAACATTTTGGTAAAGCAGGATTTGGAACACTATATGCATTTGAAAATGGTGGAGTATTATGTTTCTGGTGGCCAAGAGTATCTTATTGGAACTCCTTCACTGTTCACGTAAGAAATGCAAATGGCGATGATAGAAACTTAGTTACAAGTATTTCAAACTCAACATTGCCAAGTTATAGTAAAGGCGTAGGCATTACTATGAAGACCACAGCCGTGTATAACCAAAATATTGGTTCCGGCGCAATGTATGCAACAATTTACTATGATGCTAACGATGCTGGCTATTACGCAGATCCTAATGGCAATTCACAATTCTCTAGATTGTATCTAAATGCAGATCTTAGAATGCAAGGTGGCGCGCCTATTTACTTCTACACAAGTTCAGGTTCCTTACGTGGATATATTCGTGCAACTGAAACTAATGATTCTCACTTTGAATTTGCTACATCAGGTGGAGAGGACTTCATCTTCCGTGATGGTGGATTCGGAGGTTCTTGGAATCAAATTATTCGCGGTAACGGTCAAGTATTAATTGCTAGTCGTCTTGATACACCGATTATCTATGATAGGAATAATACTGGCTATTATGTTGACCCGAATGGTTCTACACAATTAAGAACAGTTTATGCTAATGATTGGTTTAGACCACAAGGTAACACCGGTCTTTATTTCCAATCTTATGGACATGGTTTATGGGCTCCTGAATCTGAAGGAAACTCATACGGTAACGTAGCTACATACGGTAGCGGTAGAAACGGTTGGAGAGGTTATGGATTAGGTTCACGTTGGGTATTAATGAGTACTGGTGGAGATAATATCGGTATTCATGATAACTCTAGAACTTGGATGTATTATTGGAATGGTAGTTATCACCAATATAATTATGGTTATCTGCAAGCTCAAGGTTCTATGAGAGCGCCTATCTTCTATGATACCAATGACACTGGTTATTATTTCAATGGTGCTTCAGATAACAGTACAAGATTCCGTGGTGTTAATAACCTAACAATGGCATTCATGGGTCTTTCTGGTCAAACAAGATCAAGTAAAGAATACTATGCAGCTAGACCTCGTATAACAGGAGATACAAACTACTGGACTGGTTCAGTCGGTTGGAGCCGGGTAAATATGAACACGGTTGCCGACTGGGGTTCAGGCTTCTTTGATTCATGGAGTAATCCACCTAACCAGCCTTCAGGTACATCACACTGGGTCGGTGTTCAAGCCTATCACTACACTAATGGTTCAGCAAGATACGGTTGGCAGCTGGCTGGTGGTCCTATCTCAGGATTGTGGTTCCGTAATACTTGGTCCGGCTTTAGTAGCTGGAAGAAAGTCGCGATGCATGGTGTTAATGAATATTCTGGTTCATTCTACGCATCCATTTACTACGATTCTGATAATACTGGTTATTATTGCGATCCAAATGGTACCTCAAGATTAAATGCGACTGATGCTAATGAACATTACACTTATGGTTGGTTCCGCAACAGAAACTCTGGTAATGGATTATATAACCAAGCTACCGCAATGCATTTCTACTCCAATAATGGATACTACAAGTATGCAGGTGGAGGCTATAGTTATGGTGGTCTAGTAGCATATAGAAACTACGAATCAGATTTAAGAGGTTATGCAGGATATTGGGACGGAAACGGTTTCGGTCTTCTTAATAGTTCTGGTAACTGGCAGGTTCGTATATTCTACGGAAATAGCCACATGGAGCTATACCGTGTTACATACATGAATGATGCTCGCGCATATATCTTCTACGATCGTAATAACACTGCATATTATGCTGACCCAAATGGTAATTCAAGATTTAATGTAACAAGAACAAATACGGCTTATGGTGGTAGTGATACTAATAAAGGTCGCTTGCAAGGATATGGAACATGGTCATCTGAATTCCATAAGATGGCTTACATATCATTCGACTGGAATGCTAACTATGATTATTACTACTATCATGGACTTTCCTCGACGGATATTAATGGTTCGTTTACAGATTCAATGTCACTTAACTCGTTTAATGACATTAACCTAAGACTTGACTCAAATAATAATAACGGAAACTCTTATGTACGTATTCACGACAATGGTTCTGGTAATTCACAGAACGTAGCATATATTGGTCGTGAAGGCGGAAACGCTATTGCATACTTCTATAATAGAGTTTATGGTTCTGTATTCTATGACCATGATAGTAGTTATTATGCTAATATGAATACCTGGTCTCGTTTCTGGGGTCTTGGAACATTCTATCTACGTAATAACTATGATGTTTCAACTAACCACGAATATGGTGTAGCGTTCGCTAACAACCAATCAACTGCTTATCGTGTATATCGTGAAGGCGGTGGTTGGAGCTATCCATATCCTGACTTACGTATCGCATTCCATACTGGTTTGAAATTTGGTGCTAACCCATCATATGAAGGTATGCGTTTCTATACTGATTATAACATGGCAAGCTTGGTATGGCAGTTCAACGGTGGTTCGAACTACTCTTACCAGTATCGTTGGAACAACTTAACTGGCTATCACGGTATTTACTCTGGTATTAACGGCGCTCACTTCTATCCTAACAACGCATCTTACGGTTCTTGGAGAGTTCAAGGTTCTCGTAACGGTTGGGGTGGTATGCAGTTTGATAACAACATCTGCTTGATGATGAACTATACAGAGCATGGTTTCTATAGTACATCGTTTGGTTGGAGATTATATCTAAACGGTTCAGTATATACACCAGGTAACGTTGTTGCTTATTGGTCAGATAGAAGATTGAAAGAAAATATTCAAGAACTTCCAAGAGGTGAAGGTCTTGATACGATCATGAAACTGAAACCAAGTCGATTTAATTGGAAGAAAGAAGCCGAACAAGTAACAGCTGGTGTTATTGAAGGTGGAATGGAAGAAGTCGCTGTTATTGCTCAAGAAACACAAGATGTAATACCTAATTCTGTAGTTATAAATAAAGCTGGTAACGGCGGCAAAGACAAAATTATGGTTGATGGTGAGGAGCTTAAAGACTTCCTCACAGTTAACTATGACAAGATTACACCATTCTTAATACAAGCAGTTAAAGACTTAAAATCAGAATTAGATGAATTGAGAGAAGAAGTAAAATTTTTACGAGGAGACAAATAGATTATGGCACTCATTAAATCATATGAACTAAACTCTGGATTAGAATGTCCTGAAGCATATCACGTTATTCATAATGTTGAAACGAAAAAACGTGTTGTTGATGACCAAGATCCAGGTGGTGTAAGACCAGACAATTCACCAGATCATGCGTGGAAAGCTGGTTATTACGGAAGAGTATCGGTTGTAGTATATGCTAGTAGAGCAGCTCGAGAAGCTGGTAAACAAGCAATTGCAGCATACGCACAATATCCTACTGATGTTCCTGGAGGAGACTTTCAAGGAGAAATTAATATTATGCAAGTAGAGGATATGAATTTTACAATTGACCTAGCATCAGAAAAAAGTATTATAGAACAAGGTTATGATCACCTAATGACTCTACCTACTTGGTCTGATGCGGTTAACGATTAATTATAAATAACAAGTAATTAAAATTATTACGGAGAAATAAAAAAATGGCACTTACATATACTTGGAAAGTTAAAGGTCTTCGAAAGCAAGACCAAGTTAACAGTGAAGGCGCTACATTAAATGGCGCGGTCGTTCAGACATACTGGGAATGCGAAGGTACCGATGAAAACGGTAATACTTCTGTGTTCTCTGGTGCAACTCCTTTTTCAGCAGAAAATGTTCCAGCAGGTACATTTGTTGCTTTCGAGGATTTAACAGAAGAAACTGTTCTTGGTTGGATCAGAAACGTTGTTGAAGGTGACGGCGGCTATATGGATCATATCGAAGAGCGCATTAGACATGAGATTGGTAAAGTTACTATCGAAGATGCACAAATGCCTTGGGCCCCTGAAGAAGTAACACCAGTTCCTAATGATAATCTTGAAACTGAAGTGGAAGCTGAAGCAACATCAGGCGGTAATACTGACATTATAGACTCAGAATAATAAGGAATAAGAAATGACTTATACTTGGGAAATTCTTAGTCTTAAAACACAAAACACTGTTAATTCCAGTGGTGAATCTTTAACGGATGCAGTATTAACTATTAATTGGAGAAGGCATGCAGATAATGGTGCAGGAAACAAAGTATCTATTACTGGTCAATGCCTTCTATCTTCAGAATCTGTATCATTAGCAGACTTTATAGCGTTTGAAAGTCTTACTGAAGCTAAAGTTGTAGAATGGCTTGAATCAAAACTTGGTGCAGAGCTTATTGCTGATTATGACAGTTCTTTAGAGAAAAAATTAAATCAAGACATCGCAACCGATCGAAGCGTTCCTTGGCTTTAAAATAATCAATAAATAATATTGACATTTAGTTAAACACGTGTTATAATAACACGTAGAATAGTATGATTTATATCATGGAGATATTATGCACGATTTACGGCATTATGGCCTAGTCCATTGGGCGTTGAAAAGAGGCGGGAGTATTCATCCTGTCATATTGCCAAAAGAGTTAACTGGCGAAACAGGGATCATGAATCCATCAATATTTTTCCATAAAGGAAAATTATTGCTTAATGTTCGACATGTTAATTATACTCTTTATCATTCAGAAGGTAAAAAGTTTCCCCATACTTGGGGACCACTTCAATATATCCATCCGGAAAACGACGTATCTTTAACAACACATAATATTATGTGTGAATTAGATGCGCATTTAAATATCGTTCCAGGATCAGCAAATCGAATTAAGATGAATTTAGATACAGGTGAACCAACCTGGAACTTTATTGGTCTTGAAGATGGTAGATTGTTTGCTTGGGAAGATAGACTTTTTCTTTGTGGTGTTCGTCGTGATTGTTATGACGACAAAGGTAAAGGTCGAATGGAAATGTGTGAAATAGAATTTATTGATGGTGTATGGCAAGAAGTATCTCGAAATCCAATTCCTGCACCAGGAGATGATGGAACATATTGTGAAAAGAATTGGATGCCAATTGTCGATATGCCTTGGCATTTTGTAAAATGGTGTAATCCTACAGAAGTTGTAAAATATGATATTAATACACGAACAACAACCACAGTTCATTTAGACGAATCTCAATTTCGCCCAGATATTTTCTTTAGAGATTTAAGAGGAGGAACTCAAGTACTTCCTATTGGTGATGGCCGACATATGTGCTTTACACATGAAGTTGATTTATCTAAAGATATATTTCATAGAAAAGATGGCCACTATAATCATCGTATAATCGTCTGGGACAAAGATTGGAATCTTATTAAGTGGACTAATGATTTTCATTTCTTGGGCACTCAGATTGATCCAGTAACAGGATATGAATATAATATTGAATTTGCTACTGGTATGCAATTTGTAAACGGCCAAGTTCTTATCGTTTTTGGATATCAAGATAATGGAACTTTTATATTGAGAATGCCAGAAGATCTTTTCTTTGAATTTGTGAGTAGAGGATAAATTATGTTGCAAGAATTATTGAATGAACACGTACTCGATCCTAAAAATCCAGAAAAGCTTTTTCGTTTAGCACAAGAATATGATGGATTAGAACAAGGAGCTATGGCAGTTTCTTTATATCTTAAAACTGCAGACTTAACTAATGATAAACAACTTCAATATAAATGTATGATATTACTTGGTAAGTCATATGAAAGACAAGGTGGAAGAAACTTTACTGTTGAAGGTGCTTATCACGATGCTGCGGCTTTAATGCCAGATAGACCAGAAGCACATTTCTTTTTATCAAATCATTATTGCGAAAGAGGAATGTGGAAACAATGTCTAACTCATGCAAATCTAGGATTAATGGCCGAAAGAGTATTACCTGAAATTCATGTTGGTTATCCAGGAAGAAAAGTTTTAGCCTTTCTTAATTCAATGGCTACTTGGTATATTGCTGGTCAACAATCTGGTAAACACAAATTATTTGATTTAAAACATAAAGTTATATTAGAGGGTGAACTTAAAAATAGAGCTGAGCAAATGCTTAAGCAAATTGGATATCCTGATACTATTCCTTATAAAAAACACGACGAACATCGACTTAAGCATACGTTTCCAGGCTTACAAAGTATAATAAAAAATTATTCTAAACATTTTCAAGATATGTTTGTCTTAACTATGTTGAATGGTAAAAGAAATGGAACTTACTTAGAAATAGGATCTGGTCAGCCATTTATTCATAATAATACAGCTTTACTTGAAACTAAATTTGGTTGGAAAGGTATTTCTGTTGATAATTCTCCAGCATTATGTTATCAATTTAAAGAAGAAAGAAATAATACGGTTATATGTTTAGATGCAACAGAAACAAACTGGGAAGATTTATTTGAAAAACATTGTGTAGAACCAACATTTGATTATTTACAAATAGATTGTGATGAAGCATCTTTAGACATTTTAAAGAAGCTTCCATTCAATACTCACAAATTTGGTATTATAACATTTGAACATGATTGTTATCGATTAGGAACAGAAATACGCGATGAAGCAAGACAAATATTAATGCAACATGGATATAAATTAGTTGTTAGCGATGTTGGATTTACTCCAGAACATTCTTATGAAGACTGGTATGCACATCCAGATTTAGTTGATATTCCATCTAAATTATTAGCGACATCTAATCATGTTAATTTTATATTTGATTATTTTATGGAACCTTTAACAGAAAAAAATGAGTTACAAATATGATTACAGTAATAGCAACAGGTGGATTTGATCCAATTCATTCTGGACATATTAAATATTTAAAAGATGCAGCAACCTATGGAACAAGACTTATTGTAGGTATTAATTCTGATGAATGGCTCATAAGAAAAAAGGGTAAAAACTTTATGCCTTGGTATGAGCGAGCATCAATTGTAAATGGATTAGCAAGTGTTGATAATGTAATGGATTTCGACGATTCAGATGATACAGCAATTGATTGTATAAGAAAAGTAAAAGAAAAATTTCCAAATGACACAATTGTTTTTGTAAATGGTGGAGATAGAACAAAAGAAAATATTCCAGAAATGATTTTTGATGATGTTGAGTTTGAGTTTGGTGTAGGCGGTTCAGAAAAATCAAATAGTTCAAGTTGGATTTTAGAGGAATGGAAACACCCAGTCACAAAACGAAAATGGGGAACATATAAAGTATTAAATAATAATACAACTTGGCAAGTAAAAGAACTTTCCTTTACTAAAGGAAGATCTTTAAGTGATCAAAAACACTCTCATAGATCTGAACATTGGCACGTAGTCAGTGGTAAAATTAAGATGGATTTAGAATATCCAAATGGTGATAGATTAACAAAAACATATAATACTGGTGAGAGTATAGATATTCCTGTTAATACTTGGCATAAAGCAACTAATATTAGTAATGTTGATGCTAAAGTTATTGAAGTTTGGTTAGGAAATATTCTTACTGAAGATGACATCGAAAGACGAGACTAGTTATAAATAGAACTATAAATTAAATTAACACGCTAATAGTCAGGAGACGAAGATGGCGATTAAAGTAGGTTCACAAACTGTTATCAATAACAGTTTTGCATTAGAAAACGTTGCAGAATTTGAAGGATTATTTACTAATTTTCATCCTCTTGTAAATGCAATTACCACAGATATAGATTTCACAAAACCATTCGTTACGCTGGCAATGACCAGCAATGTTACGTTTACTACATCAAATAGAAACACTGGAAAGCAAGTTACTTTATTGCTTGACACAAGTACAACACCATACGCGCCTACTTGGCCTTCAGAAGTTAAATTTCCAACAGCAATTACATGGTCCTCAAATAGATTTTGGACAGTTACTTTAACTTGTTGGGATGCTTCTACTGTTAGAGCAACAGCACTTCCTTATGATGCGGCTGGTACACAATCTTCATCAATGGATAGTGGTTTTTCATTAACTAGTTTGCAAATGAGTAGAAGTATTAATTCAAGTGTTGGATTTCCACAAGCTTGGTTATTTGTAGAATTCGCTCGTGATGATGCAAATAGCAGAATAATAGTTAACTATGCAAGTGGAACAAGCGCAGCTCAAGCAACAGTTTATACAGACTATATAAACTATACTGGAATGACTGGTATTGATGCTAGTACTGGTATTCAGGTTCAATATAATGTTTCAGGTCAATCTTGCCAAGGTGACTGTAATGCATCTAATTACAGTTTTGGGCCAACTCCAGCTTCAGACGGTTATAATTCAGGAACATATTACAATGTACCAGCTTCTCCAGGTGCAAGACAATTTTCTTGGATGGCCGAAGGTGATCCAAATACTAGTAACCCTGTAACAACAATTACAACAGCTGATTTCGGTTCAGCAAATCCAGATTTTCGTGTAAAACTTGTTTCTAATGAAGGTACTTTCTATTCAACAGGTGAAACACCAGGAAATGCAATGACATTAACAGCGTCTGAAGGTACTCCAGCACTTTAAGGAATAAAATATGTCAATTAAAATAGGCGGAACAGAAATAATAAACAACTTTCAAGAGTTTCTTAATATTACTGGTATGGAAGGAAATTATGGAGATTTTCAGCCTTTGTCGTTTACAACTCCAGGCGGTGGAGTAGGTACTATAAATTTTGATAGAACTTTTAATAAGTGTACATTAACTGCAGCAACAACATTCGCAAATGCAAATATGACAAACCGAGCGGCTGGAAAAATGCACACACTCATTTTAGATATTAGTGCAAATGGATATGCACCAACTTTTGATACAGATGTTAAATGGGCAAATGATACAACACCATCATTTACTGGAGCAAGATATTGGCAAATTGTTTTTACTTGTTGGGATTCAAGTGTAATAAGAGCTGTAGCAACGAGTTGGGGAGCATAAGATGGCAAAAACAGGAAAAAATATACAAATATGTATTTGTCAAAAAGATTCAAGTAATAATGAAGTGGAAGTATGGTATACTATACCAGAACATGACGATCCACAAGAGCAAAAAGAACAAATAAAAAGACAAATTCTCAAAGTAAAAGGTCTAATAACGTTGGGTGAATCATAATGGCAATTAAAATTAGTTCAACAATTGTAGTAGATGATAATAGAAAATTAAAAAACATTACCGATGCTACTGGTTATTTTACGAATCTTCGTTCATCTCCTATAGCAATAACTGATAATGTCAATTTTACTACACCTATGATGTCGTGTACTTTAGCTGCAGCAACCACATTTACAGAATCTGGTATGGCCGCCGGCAGAACAGCAACTCTCTTATTAGATACATCTACAAATTATTATACACCAACTTTTCCTGCTTCTTGGAATTGGGTAAGCAATACAGAACCTACATGGGGTAATTATCAGCATTGGCAAGTTTATGCAACTTGTGTTTCTGCATCTGAAATAAGAGCAAACGCTGTTGGGTTTACGGCAACAAGTGGTGGCCCTCCATCAGAAACAGTTTCATTAGAAGGTACCACAGGTACACCTATAAGTTTCTTTGACCAGAGTGGTGGACTTGACGATCTTGTTATGGGTTGGACTTTTGATTCTAACGGCAATATTTACAAATATGAAAACATTTATAATGTAAGTGGTGCTGGAACATACTTATATTCTACATCAACGTGGGTTAACACAACACCTAGTACCACATATTATATTCGAGTCAGTAATTTTGCTGGTAACAATTTAAGCACTGGTGATAGTGCTACATTAAATGCTTGGATAGCACTAACAACAACGAGAACATTTAGATATAGAGACGCGAGAGATATCAGTTCATACGGAAACGAGTCTGGAACAATGAAAGTAGAAATTGCTTCTGATTCTGGTGGTTCAAATATACTTGCCACTGGTTATTATCAATGTGAATGGGAAGGAACAGCATAATGGCAACACATACTTATAACACAGCTTCAGGATTAACAGTAACTGGTGGAACAGGCGGAACTTCAGGTAATCCTATTCCAACTGGATCAGCAATTGAATATGTCCAAAATTCTGATGATGGGCTTGGACTTGATAGTGCTGCTTTTTCTTTTTCGTCTGGAGCATCATCTTTATCAGCATGCGGAATCGAACTTAAATTTATGAGACTTGCAAGTGGAATGGAAATACAGGCACGTAGATCAGCTCTTACAACAAATGGTGATGTAACTAGTAGCTACTCAAGAAAATATGCAGTAGGTGGTTCTTATACAAATTTAACAACTAGCGCATTTGATAGTGCAGATGATGTTTGGCAAATTCTTCAAAGCGCTTATACACCAACTCATATTAAGATGAAATATTCTCAGTCTACACTACAGCAATACGGAAGTAACAGTTCTTCTGTAACATTTGAGAATAGTTATGTGAATGATACTTGGTTAGCAACAAATAATACAGGAGATAACATTACTGTTGAGTTTGCAAACCAAGCTGCTGCAGGTTCCGGTGCTATGTCTGGAAATAATATTACATGGGTTGTTGAATTTTGGGGTCGTGTATCTGGATATGATGATACAAAATTATGGCAAATTAGAGTAGACTTAGACTCTGAGGCTGATTCACCATAAAGCAGATAATTAAAATAAATATTAATAAATTAATGGAAATAGAATAACATGTCAATACCGAATTCAAGAGAACTTTTCAAGGATTATATCCTCCGAAAAATCGGTGCGCCCGTTATTGAAGTAAACGTGTCAGATGAACAGGTTGAAGATCGTATAGACGAAGCTGTTTCTTTTTGGAGAGATTATCATTATAATGGAAGTCAACTCGTTTATTTAAAACACCAAATTACTGAAGACGATAAGAATAACGGATACATTTCTTTGCCCGATGGATTGTTAGGTATTTCTGGTATTTTTCCTCTTACAACAAACCTTTCTACAGGCTCAGGCATTTTTAATGTTCAATATCAGTTTGTATTAAATAACATTCAAGATATTACAGGCTATAATGTTCAAAACTATTATATGGCAATGAGCCATCTTCAATTCTTACAAGAAATTCTTGTAGGAAAACCAATGATAAGATATAATAAACATGTTAATCGTCTTTATATAGATGTTGAAAAAGAGTTTTTAACTCCTGGTGAATATATTATCATTGAAGCATATGATGTTATTGACCCATCTACTTACTCAGATGTTTGGGGAGACAGATGGTTGCAAAACTATGCAACTGTTTTAGTAAGAGAGCAATGGGGACTTAACTTAACTAAATTTACCAACATGCAATTAGTTGGCGGTGTATCATTTAATGGAGAACAAATTCTATCAGAAGCACGCGAAGAAAGAAGAAATATGGAAGAAGAAGCGATACGAGCTTATCAGCCTCTCACCTATAACTTTATTGGGTAATGTTTAAATGGCAACAAATGTATTCTTCAGAAATTACGATAACTTCAATGAGCAACAACTTATTGATGATCTTGTAATTGAAAGCATTAAAATGTATGGTGTTGACGTTATATACGTCAGCCGTTCACATGGTGCAATTGATAAAGTATTTAATGAAGATGATCTTCCTTTATACGATACCGTATTTCAATTTGAAGCTTATGTTAAAACCGTTGATGGATTTGAAGGTGAAGGCGATTTCCTATCTAAATTTGGTCTACAAATCAGAGACCAAGTTACATTTTCAATAGCAAACAGAACATTCGAACGCTACGTTACTCGTGAAGTAGAAACTCTTATAAGACCTCGTGAAGGTGATTTAATTTACTTCCCATTAAATGAGAAGATGTTTGAAATTAAATTTACAGAACATGAAAGTGTATTCTATCAAAGTGGTGCATTACAAGTATATGATGTTCGTTGTGAATTAATAGAATATACGGGTCAAAGGTTTGCTACCGGCTATGAGAATATTGATAATTACTTTGATTCAATTGATACCACTCAAACAACAACACTTCAAGCACTTGCAAATACAGAAGCTGATGGTAGTGATGCATTAGCGAGAAACTATACATTCGAAACAGAAGGAGATAATATTCTTGATTTTTCAGAAAGTGATCCATTTACTGAAAACATTAATATTAGCGACACATAATGGCAATTGCAAATTATTTTTATAACGCAACACTAAGAAAATATGTAGCATTATTTGGTACATATTTTAATCAGTTAAAAGTTTTAAGAGTTGATAATGGTAACATTACTCAACAAGAAATGATTGTGCCTATTTCTTATGCACCATTTCAAAAGATTCTTGCAAGACTAGAACAAAATCCAGATTTTAAAGCAAAAGCAGCAATTCAATTACCTCGCATGTCTTTTGAAATGAATAGTATGAGTTATGATGCTGACCGTAAAATTTCACCGATTACAAAAATAAGAAAAAATACTGTATCTAATGACGTAAGTGGTCGTAAATTTCATTATGCAGGTGTTCCATACAACATGGAATTTTCTCTTTATATTATGACAAAATATCAAGAAGATGCAGTTAAATTATTAGAACAGATTATTCCATTCTTTAATCCAGATTACACTAGAACAGCTAGAATTATTGATGGGTTAGATCCTATAGATATTCCATTAGTGTTAAATGGTGTATCTATGGAGGACATCTACGAAGGTTCTTTTGATGAAAGACGTAGTATATTATATACTTTAACCTTTACTATGAAAGGCTGGTTCTTTGGACCAGAAAAAGAAAAAGGTATTATTAAATTTATCGATACTCGTTATCATACTGATATTACTTCAAATACAACACCAGAAGAATTTTACACATTGCAGCCAGGTATGACTGCTAATAATGAACCGACAACAGATCCTGATTTATCTGTTGATTTTAGTTTAATTGATTTTGATGACGATTGGGATTATGCCGATCAAATCGCAAATACAGCACCTTCTAGTTGACATTCTGTAAAAAGTATGTTATAATATTAGGTTATTTAATTATGGAGATATATTATGAAAGTAGGGTTAACCGCAAGTACATTTGATCTATTACACGCAGGTCATGTACAGATGTTAAGAGATGCTAAAACAGAATGTGATTATTTAATATGCGCATTACAAATCGATCCAAGTGTTGATAGGCCAGAAAAAAATTCACCCATTCAAACAGTTGTAGAAAGATATACGCAATTAAAAGCAGTAAGTTATGTTGATGAAATTATACCTTATGCTACTGAAAGAGATCTTGAAGATATTTTAGAACTATATACAATTCATGTTCGTATATTAGGAGAAGAATATCGTGATAAAGATTTCACAGGAAAAGATATTTGTCGTAAACGAGATATCGATTTGTATTTTAATAAAAGAGATCATAGATTTAGTAGTAGTGGCTTAAGAAAAAGAGTAATAGAAAAAAATGGCTAAAGAAAATAAAATTGCAGAGACTCTTAATATGAGACCTATTGATGAAGCTAAAGAAGATTTAAGGGCTGAATTTGAAGCAACTCTTGAAGAAGAACAACTTGACTTACCAGTTATAAGACAAGAGACTTTACCTGCAATACAATCTGATGATAAAAATGCTGAAGAAAATTTAAAAGATATTGAATTAGCAAAAGCAAATATTGAAAATATAATTAATTTAGGTGATGATGCTGTAAAAGAAATGGTTGAAATTGCAAAACAATCTGAATCACCAAGAGCTTTTGAAGTTGTATCTACTCTTATGAAAACACTCTTAGATGCAAACAAAGATTATGTTGAAATGTCAACAAAGAAAAGATACGCAAAAGAAGAACAAACAACAACACAAAACGTTACTAATAATAACCTTATTGTCTCAACTGCAGATTTATTGAAAATGATTAAAGACGGAAACGAATAATGCCAGTTGGATACTTAGGTAATACCTACCTTAAAAGGTCCAATGAGCAAATAGAATATACTCCTGAGCAAATTAAAGAGTATATGAAATGTGCAGAAGACCCAATATATTTCGCAGAAAATTATATTAAAATCGTACATGTTGATAAAGGATTTGTTCCTTTTGAAATGTATGATTATCAAAAAGAAATTACAGAAAAAATTACTCATAATAGACGCGTTGCTGTATTAACTGCTAGACAAAGCGGTAAGACAACTACAGCTGTTGCAGTTATTCTTCATTATATACTTTTTAACGAGTTTAAAACAGTTGCTATCCTTGCTAATAAAGGAGATGCAGCAAGAGAAGTATTAAGTAGAGTACAACTTGCTTATGAAGCTTTACCTAAATGGATGCAACAAGGTATTGAAGAATGGAATAAAGGTAATATCACATTAGAAAATGGCTGTAAAATATATGCAGGTACAACAACATCATCGGCAATTCGTGGTAAATCTATTTCGTTCCTATATCTTGATGAGGTTGCATTTATTGAAGGATTTGATGAATTCTTTGCTTCAGTATATCCAACAATATCAGCAGGTGAAAGCACAAAGTTATTAATGACTTCAACACCAAATGGTTTAAATCATTTTTGGAAAACTTGCAAAGGTGCGCGCGAAGGAACAAATGGTTATCAATATGTTGAAGTAATGTGGAATGATGTTCCAGGTAGAGATGATAAATGGAAGCAAGAAACTCTTGAAGCATTAGATTATGATGAAGAAAAGTTTAGACAAGAATATTGTTGTCAATTCTTAGGAAGTTCTGGTACTCTTATTGATGGTTCAAAACTTAAAGAATTAGCATATTCAAGGCCTATAGCAGAACAAAGTGGGTTATCTCAATATGAAAACGCACAAGAAGGCCATTCTTATGTAATGACTGTTGATGTTTCGAGAGGAAAAGGTCTAGATTATAGTACCTTTTGTGTAATTGATGTAACACAAATGCCTTATAAACAAGTTTGTGTTTATAGAGATAATATGGTTGCACCAGTAGATTTTGCTTCTATTATATATAGAATAGGATTAATGTACAATGAGAGTGCTGTTCTGATTGAAATTAATGATATTGGTGAACAAGTATCAGACGTTCTCTTGATGGACTATGGTTATGAGAATCTTCTTTATACCGAAAATGCAGGAAGATCTGGGAAAAGAATTTCGGCAGGATTTGGAAAAAGAGTAGATAATGGAATACGTACAACTAAAAGTGTTAAATCTATTGGTTGTACAATATTAAAAATGTTGATTGAACAGAATCAACTTATAGTACAAGACTATAATACAATACAAGAGTTATCACGATTTAGTAAAAAAGGCTCTTCATATGAAGCAGAATCTGGCTCTCATGATGATTTGGTTATGAACCTAGTCATTTTTTCATGGTTATCAGATCAAACTTTTTTTAAAGACCTTACAGACATAAATACATTGTTAAAGCTTCGTCAGAAAACTGAAGAACAAATTGAAGAAGAATTATTACCGTTCGGCTTTATAGATGATGGTAGTCCAATGGTAGATCGAGACGGATTCGAGGCAATTCAAGATGAATGGGAAATTTAAATTCATTCATTTTATAAATAAATCAGTGATAACTAAAATTAGACTAGGTTTTTTAAATAGATAATATTAAAGGAGAATAATATGGCTTTTTCCGTAAGTCCTTCCGTAATAGTTCGCGAAGTGGACGCATCAGCAGCGGTACCAGCCATCGCAACACCACCTGCTGCAATTGCGGGTGTTTTTAGATGGGGTCCTGTAGGCGAGGCAGTTCTTATTTCTTCAGAAAATGGATTAGTAAATCGCTTCGGCAAACCCAGCGATGACAATTACGAAACATTTTTTGTAGCAGCAGACTACCTTTCTTATGCAAATGCTCTTTACGTGGCTAGAGTAGATAATGGTGCTGTAAAGGCATCTGCATCTGATACATCAAGTGCAAATACACAATTGCACACTTTTGGTGCTTTTGACGCCTTATATCCTGGTGCACTAGGTAACTCAATCGATGTTGCTTATGTTAAGGAATCAAGCTTCTCAAATGACCTTCTTGATGTCGGTGACATTACATCTTCTCAATTAACAGGTAACACACAAATTCAGCAAACATTAGAATTCAACGACACAACAGTTGACTTTGAAGTAGCTCCAGCAAATAGAATTGCTCCTGGAACCGTTGAAGTTGGTGATATTCTAGTAATTGGAAACGATTCAGTAGGTTACCAAGAGCTCGAAGTAAGTTCATTTAGTGAAACAATGAGAGATTCAGCCGGCGATGAAACTGCAAATACACAAACATTAACTGCGTATGATTACGCAATTGGGTTTGGTTCATCTTGGAGATTAGCAGAAACTGATCTTAATAAACTTTCTATTAATAGAAAGTGGAAATATTCAAGTTGGTTTGGTAGAGCACCGCAAAGTGGAAACTATCACATTGCTGTAATTGATAACGATGGTACAATCTCTGGTCAAGCTGGAACTGCATTGGAACTTTATACAGACGTTTCAACAACATCCACAGCAAAACTATCAGACGGAACAACAAATTACTACGTAGACGTAATACGCAATGGCTCTTCATGGGTTGAAGTTGCAAATACTACACATTTTGAAGCAGTTGGTTCAAACAGTTCATATGAAACACTTGAAAATGGTACTGATGGTACATCAGAATCAAGTGTTGCATTAGGACCTCTTGCTGCAGGATATGATCTTTTCAAATCTGCAAATGAAATCGATGTTTCATTCGTACTTCAAGGTAAGGGTGACCAAGCCGGAACGCTTGCTAACTACATCATTTCTAATATCGCAGATTACAGAAAAGATGCAGTAGCATTTATTTCACCTTCTAAAGCTGATGTAGTAGACGAAAATAAAACAAATGCAAAACTTAACAACGTCATTGCATATCGTAACAAATTACAAAACTCTTCATACTGGTTTATGGATAGTGGATACAAATACAGATACGATAAGTACAACGATACATACCGTTATGTTCCATTAAATGGAGATACAGCAGGTCTTGCTTCAAGAGTTGAACCTTTTGAATCACCAGCTGGTTTCCGTAAAGGTGTAATTAAGAATGTTGTAAAACTTGCTTTTAATCCTAATAAAACACAAAGAGATCAATTATACTCTTCAGATGTTAACCCTGTAATGAGTCAAGTAGGACAAGGAATTGTACTATTTGGTGATAAGACAGGTCTTGGTTTACCAAGTGCATTTGACAGAATCAATGTAAGAAGACTCTTTATTGCGGTTGAAAAAGCAATTGCTAACGCAGCTCAATCTTTCTTATTCGAACTCAACGATGAATTCTCACAAACTCAGTTCAAAAATATTGTTGAACCATTCTTGAGAGAAATTCAAGGTAGACGTGGTATTATCGACTTTAGAGTAGTATCTGATACAACAGTAAACACTCCTGAAATCGTGGATGCTGGTAAATTTAGAGCAAATATCTTTATCAAGCCTGCTAGAAGCATAAATGTTATTGAATTAACATTTGTTGCAACAAGAAGTGGTGTTGAATTTGAAGAAATTGTTGGCTCAATTGGTTAATAAATAATTAAGAAAATAGGAGAACACGAACATGGCATTTAATATTAACGAGTTCAAATCCCAACTTGTTGGTGGTGGCGCTCGTCCAACTCTTTTCCAGGTTCAAATCTTAAACCCTGTTGCTCCTGAAGCCGACTTTAAAGTTCCTTTCATGGTAAGAGCCGCGGGTATCCCCGGCTCTTCATTGGGTTCTTTTACAGCACCATATTTTGGCCGTCAGGTTAAGTATGCCGGAGACAGGACGTTTGAAGATTGGACAGTAACAGTTATTAACGATGAAGATTTCCTCGTTAGAAACGCTATGGAAGCTTGGTCAAACGCTATTAATACACATGATGGCAATTTAAGATCACTTCCAGCTGATTATAAATCAAATGGTTTAATTACACAATATAGTAAAGACGGAGACGCAATTAGATCTTATGTGTTTGAAGGATTGTACCCAGTGACTATTGATCAAATCCAAATGGATTGGGGTACAACAGATACAATTGAAGAATTTACAGTTACGTTCCAATACGACTTCTGGAGAGTTGAAGGAACAACTGGAATTCCAACTACATAATTTATAGGTATATAGAATGAAAATATTTGGCTTTGAAATAAAGAGGCCAGAAGACGAAAAAGTAGATGAAAGAGCTCTTTCGTTTGTCGAACCTCAAAACGATGATGGGGCGATTACCGTTAGTGGTAATTCGCTCGGTGGTTTTTATAGTACTTTACTTGATATGGAAGGTTCCGCTAAGTCGGAATCTGAACTTATCACTAAGTACAGACAGATGGCATTGCAACCAGAAATTGCACAAGCTGTTGATGATATTGTTAACGAAGCCATTTCAATTGAATTAGATGAAAGTGTAGTTGACATTAGTCTGGGAGAAACAGATTTACCAGACAAAGTTAAAGATAAAATTGTTGATGAATTTCATAATATCTTAACCTTATTAGATATTTCTAACCAAGGTTATGATATGTTTTATAAGTTCTATATCGATGGTAGATTGAACTATCATATCGTCATCGATCCAGAGAACTTAAAAGGTGGCATACAAGAATTACGTTATTGTGATCCTCGTAAGCTCAAACTTATCCGAGAAATGGATAAGAAAGTTAAAGACAAGCATTCAGGTGCTCCAGTCAAGAAAGTAAAAAATGAATACTATATGTATTCAGAAAACGGATTTGGAGCAACTAGTGTCAGCGGTTCAACTGTTGGTTTTAAGATTGCGAAGGACTCTATTGCTAGAGTTACTTCAGGATTGATGAATGAGAATAATAGTTTAGTATTATCTCATTTACATCCAGCAATTAAGCCATTGAATCAGTTAAGAATGCTGGAGGACGCAACAGTCATTTATACATTGACTAGAGCTCCTGAAAGAAGAATTTTTTATATTGATGTAGGTAATTTACCTAAGAATAAGGCGGAACAATATCTTAGAGATATGATGACTCGCCATAAGAATAAACTTCAATATAATTCGTCAACAGGTGAGATTACAGATTCTCGTAAAATGTTGACAATGACTGAGGACTTTTGGTTCCCACGTCGAGGCGGTGAGCGTACCACAGAGGTTGATACATTAGCAGGTGGTAGTGCTCAAGGTTTAAGCAACGACGAAAACATGACGTATTTTCAACGTAAATTATATAAAGCGTTGAAAGTACCTTTAACGCGTTTAGAGCCTGAAACAATGGCGAACTTTGGTAGAACATCTGAAATTACCAGAGACGAGTTAAAGTTTGGAAAGTTTATTAAACGTATCAGATCACGTTTTTCTTGGATATTTACTATTATGCTAGAAAAACAATTGGTACTTAAAGGTATTTTAACACCTGAAGAGTTCGATGAAATTAGAAATGATATTCGTTATGATTTTGCTAGAGATAGTTATTATGACGAATTGAAAAATGCTGAAATTTTAAGAGAAAGATTAAATACTCTTAGAGATGTTGAAGAACAAATTGGAAAATATTATTCAAGAGAATGGGTAATAAGAAATGTTCTTCAAATGTCAGAAGAAGAATTTAATGAAATGACGGATCAGATGGAAGCAGAAAAAGCGGCGGCACCTGATGAAGGCGACGAAGACATGGACTCAGGTAATCCATTTTAATATAAATAAAAAATAATATCAAATAAAATAGGGACTTAACAATGAAAAACTTTAAAGATATTCTCTCAGAAATCGCCCAGCCGAAAAGTGGCGACGAGAAGAAATTTAAAGATCTACATAAGATCGAATTGATTAAACACCCAGTCGCTCCTGATAGTCAATTTACAGGTGAGATCGAAGGTGTAGAGCGTAAACCAAGACCAGCCGATCAAGAAGGCGATACTAATTACGATCCTCATTTAGAAAAACAAGACAAGCCATTTAAAATGCCAAGAGATATTGGCGGTGGTGCATTAAGAAAAGAAAATACTCAAGTTTCTTTTAAAGATTTAATGAACAAAATCACTTCAGAAGAAGATCTTCTTGAAAGTCCCCAAGAAGAAATTCCAATGATGATGAAGCAACTTCATTATATCTGTTATGCAGCAGAAGATCTTATGGAATTTTTAGCAACAGACGATTTAGATCCAGAAGAATGGTGGCAAAATAAATTAGCACAAGTATTCGGTAATGTTAAATCATTACATGCTTATGCAGTAGGTTCAAAGAAAGCAGCAGAAGCTGAAAAAGATATTGATGTCGATGACGATGATATGGAAGAAACATACGAGTCTGTTGACGAAGAAATTGCAAGCCTTCTTCATGAAGAAAAATGTGAATGTTGCGGAAATGAAATTACTAAAGAAGGTTGTGGATGTGATGAAGATTGTCCACATTGTGGCGGCAAAGGAAAAGTAGCCGAAGCTTATGATAGAGCTGCTGTTAGTGCAGCAGTAAGAAAAGCTGCCGAAAAAGAAAATATGAAATCAAAGCGTGATGTAGAGCGTTTCTTTGATTATGATGGTGGCGATATTATCTTTAGAATGGTTAAAGATGAAGACGAAGCAAATGTTCTAATGAGTCAACTCAAATCTCAATATAAGCAAAAGTTTAAAGAAGAAGTAGAAAACGTTGAAGAAGCAGCTTTTAAACCAGTGGTAGTAAAGCCTGGGTTTATGCAATTAAATAATAAAAAGAGAGTAAGAGTTACTCCACAAGATTCTAAGCTCTTAAATGATTTATTCAAAGGTTTAAAAGACAGAAAGAACAAAGAAGAAATGCAAACTATTTTCATGAGAGATGAAAAAGGGTTTAAAGAAATTTTAGATTTTGCTAAAACAGCAGGTGTATAATGGCATGGGTTTCTGTTCTCGGTTCTAACGGAATTTGGGAATACGACAATGCCGCTACAGCATCAGATACTTATTCAGATGCTAATGGCACTACAGCTTTAGGAGTAAGAACATATACTCCTACAGGTGGAAATGCTCAATACACCTATGTAAAGGTTAGAAAGGTAGGAGAAACCGCAGAGCGGGGAGAACTATCAAAAAATTTCTATGATAATAGGAATGCTAATGGTATTCCTTAAAGTTATAAATATTTAAAAGATTTATAGATAGGGTAAGAAACATGAAACTAATAACTGAAGTAAACGAAACTTGCGAAGTTATTACCGAAGCAAAAGAAGACGGTAAAAAGAATTATTTTATCGAAGGTATCTTCATGCAAGGTAATATCAAAAACCGCAATGGAAGAATTTACCCAAGTGATACTTTAGAAGGTGAAATGAATCGTTATCAAAAGGATTTCATTGAACAAAAAAGATCTCTTGGTGAATTAGGACATCCTGACGGTCCAACAATCAACGGAGATCGTGTTTCTCACTTGATCACTAGTATGAAACGTGAAGGTAATGACTTTTACGGTAAAGCAAAAATTTTAACAACTCCTATGGGTGAAATTGTTAAATCATTGCTTGACGAAGGAGTTAAAATCGGCGTTTCAACAAGAGGTTTAGGCTCGGTAAAGCAATTGAAGGACGGTGTTATGGAAGTTCAAAAGGATTTCCATTTAGCAACAGTTGATATTGTAACTGATCCTTCAGCTCCTAATGCTTTTGTGAACGGCATTATGGAGAATAGAGAGTATTACTACGACATTGCTTCTGCATCTTGGAGAGCTCAAGAAGTTGAGCAGGTAATCGAAGAGATTGTAGAAGAAGTTGAGAAAAAAATCAATCGAGTGGTAAGAAAAATTGATGAAGAAACGGCAGCAAGAATGTTTACAACATTCGTTCGTTCTTTGAGAAAATAACTTTTTAATAAATAATTTGCAGTCAGATTAATTTTGTACTAAAACATATTAAAGGAGAAAACATTATGGCAGACGACAAAAATACATTCGTTGCTGACGACGGTATTTCAACTGTCCCTACACCTCAAGCCCCTGAGGGTGGTGAAGGTAACAGAAAGCCTAAAAAAGACGACAAGCCTAAAGAGCATGACGTAAAAACTCCTGGTCAAGAAAAGGCCGGAGAAAAAGTTCCTACAGCTGAAGAAGTAGAAACAGAAGAAGTAGCAATCGCTGAAGATGCAGTTGAAGAAGAAACTGAAACTGTAGAAGAAGTTGTTGTAGCAGAATCTATTGCTTCTATCATCGATGGAGAAGAACTTTCTGAAGAATTCAAAAACAAAATCGAAGTTGTTTTTGAAGCAGCAGTAAACGAACAGGTCAAAACCCAAGTAGAAGCTATTCGTTCAGAGCTTGAAGAAAAGCTTGAAGTAGAATTAAGCGAGTCAATTGAAACTCGTATGAAAGATGTTGTTGAAAATGTAGACAAGTATCTTGATTACGTAGTTGGCGAGTGGATGGAAGAGAACAAGATCGCTGTAGAAGCTGGCATTAAAGTAGAAATGGCAGAGTCTTTAATGAATGGTCTTAAAACTCTTTTCGCAGAACACAATGTTACTATTGACGACGAAACATTCGACGTAGTAGCTGACTTGGAAACACAAGTTTCAGACTTAGAAGAGAAATCAAATGAACTCGTTAACGAGAACATTGAGCTTCAAAGAGCAATTTCTTCTATTAAAGCTGAAAGAGTTTTCGAAGAAATGACTGAAGGTCTTTCTGAAAATCAAAAAGAAAGATTTAAAGTACTTTCTGAAAAACTCGATGTTGAAGATTTAGAAGCTTATGCAGATAATCTTCAAGTAATCAAAGAATCTTTCTTTAGCGAAGGCAAAGTTGCCGCACCTAAAGTAGAAGAAGTCGAAGAAGACGAAATTATTCTAGAAGAACAGGAAGTTAAAAAACCAGCTTCTGATTACGCTTCTATTAATGCTCTTGTTGAAGCACTCGACAGAAAAAAGAATAATTAATAAATTGGTTTTTTTTAATAATAAACGTTAATTAAATAAAGGAGACAAAAATGTCTAATTATCAAGCCTTAGTGGAAAAGTGGACTCCAATTTTGGATCACGAATCTTTTTCACCAATTAACGATCAACATAGAAAAGCCGTAACTGCGACTATTCTTGAAAACACTGAAAGAGCACTTGCTGAAACAGGTGACTTGTCTGCAAACATGACAAGTCTTCTTTCTGAAGCACCAGCTAACGACGCTGGTACAGGTGGTTTCTCTGCAAGTGTATCTCCAGGAAATGCAGCAGCTGGTCCAACAGCTGGTTACGACCCTATTTTGATCTCATTAGTAAGAAGAGCTATTCCTAACCTTATCGCTTACGATATCTGTGGTGTTCAGCCTATGACTGGTCCTACAGGTCTTATCTTCGCGATGAGAGCTAAGTATGGTTCACAAGGTGGCGCTGAAGCTATGTACAACGAAGCTGATACAGACTTCTCAGGTACAGGAGCTCACGCTAACACATTACCAAATGCTAATACTCAGTTAATTACAACTGGTACTGGTATGACTACTGCAGCTGCAGAAGCTCTAGGTGATGGTCAAGGTACAAACTTTGCTGAAATGGCATTCTCAATTGAGAAAGTTACAGTATCAGCGAAAACACGTGCTTTGAAAGCTGAATACACAACTGAACTTGCTCAAGACTTAAGAGCAGTTCATGGCTTAGACGCTGAAACAGAACTTGCTAACATTCTTCAGTCTGAAATCTTAACAGAAATCAACAGAGAAGTTGTTAGAACAATCTATAGCACAGCGTTTCCAGGTGCAACAGGAACAGCAGTTCCAGGTACTTTCGACTTAGACGTTGATGCTAACGGCAGATGGTCAGTTGAGAAGTTCAAAGGACTTATGTTCCAGATTGAACAAGAAGCTAACGCTATTGCAAAAGGAACACGTAGAGGGAAAGGTAACATCGTTATTTGTTCTTCAGACGTAGCTTCTGCATTGCAAATGGCTGGTGTATTGGATTACGCTCCTGCTCTTAACAGCAACTCTTTAGAAGTTGATGATACTGGTAATACTTTTGCTGGTGTTCTTAACGGACGTTTCAGAGTGTATGTTGATCCATTCGCAGGCGCAAACTACTTAGTAGTTGGGTACAAAGGTTCATCTGCTTTTGACGCAGGTTTATTCTATTGCCCATACGTTCCATTACAAATGGTTAGAGCAGTTGGTGAGAATAGCTTCCAGCCAAAAATCGGGTTCAAAACTCGTTATGGCATGGTTGCTAATCCATTTGCTCATGGTACAGCTCAAGGTCTTGGTGCTCTTACTGCAGACCTTAACCAGTACTACAGAAAAGTTATTGTTTCTAACTTATTCTAAGCTTAGAAAAAACTTTTCATCAATAAGAAGAGTAGGGTTCACCTACCAATCTTTAAAGGGATCCTTTCAGGGTCCCTTTTTTTATTTGGGGTGTTTATCAAAGTATGATCGAATCAGAAAGATTCTTGTGTAAGCAACAATAGTCATCACGCAAGTAACCATTGTTCCTAATAATAAAGGATCATTAATACCAACCTTTTCAATAAAAATATACAACAAAGATAAGTTAAGTGGATAATTGACTAACAATCCAGTCCCAACTTGTGTTCCTGTTTCTCTGTGTATTCTTTTGGTTCTTTCGCTTATATTCATAATATTATTCAGTTGGCAGCCCGTAGGAGAATCGAACTCCTGTTGCATGGATGAAAACCATGTGTCCTAACCACTAGACGAACGGGCCATACATAAAAAAACGGCGGACCTTCCATATACACCAATCAAAGGTATGTAAAGATCCGCCTAAGTATTGAACTCCGCAGTCACAATCGTCATTTGTTCTTTGCGCTTTTCTAAAAGCCTAAGTGACTAACTTAGTGTTTCAAATTACCTAAAAATTGGGGCGGTGGATTTTGTTAACGTAATTCGTTAATTAGTGTAGAATTGTTAATCATAGTCCTGCCGCTACCCCGAGCTAGAAGCCCCTATTATTATAACTTATAGTGGAATGAAAACTCTTTCGATTAATCTCAATCCACCAGATTGCAATAAGTGAGAATCACTCTCAGGAATGATTTTCATTATGCTATCTGAGATTTGTTCAACGATGAAATAATACATCTTTCTCCATAATAAAAATATATTATAACACAGTTTCACGCAAATGTCAACCATTTTTGTGAAAAAAGTTTAATTATTTTTCGTTAACAAATTCATTAAGTTGTTTTGCAACCTGAATTACATCAGCTGGACTTACCTGACGTAACGGTAAATCTTTCTTGTTTTCAGGGTGGTTTTGATTCCATTCAAAGATAGTTTGATACTCTCTATCAATGTTGGACATAAGAAGTCCCTCTGCTTGGGACAATAGATTTGCTCTGATTTCAAAGCCTGTTTTATTAGACATAATATTTCTCCTGTGTGTAATGTCTGTGTGTAAAAAGGATTAGTTTAATTATACCAATCCAACCATATTTTGCCTATAACGTTAATTAAGGCAAAAGTGCTTAAAAAGATTCCAATAATATTCATTATTTCCAATCTTTTCATAGCACTAAAAATTCGTCTGTCTGTTCCAATGCGATCTAAAATACTAATTTGGTGCAATTGAGGAACACCAATTCCATCTATTTTTTCTTGATACATAAACCCATGTTTACCATATTCGAAGCTCGCCATTAGTTTACTTCCTAAGTTTTCTGCTTTAGCAACAATTCCTTGTCTATTATTTGGAAGTTTATGAGCAATAGATAAATCAATAAGCATTGGAATATCTGTATCTGTAATAACTACAATATGTGTTGAAACAGCTTGATGAGAGTTTTTAGTCCATACTGTATTATGACCAATCATTTCAGCTTTTTGAGATTCTTGGTCAAATATACTAAGCTTTACTTCTTCAAGATGGCATTTAATTCCAATCTGATTCAGATAATTAAAAATAATATCTGATACGCTAATACAATATCCTTCACCCATTTTAGTAATTCCACTTTCAATAAGTGATGCTAAGACTTTACTCAATTTAATAAAATCTTTATCTTCTTTAATCTCAGGGTGTGGTATAATCAGATGATCTATGGCTTTTTTATCTGCAGAATAATCTGATTTAAAGTTTGATTGGTAGCGTATCTGTGGGCCAAAAAATGACATATAGTATCTCTCCTTTAATTATATACGGGGTTTCAAGGCTAGATACTAGTCTGATTAGCTCGTAATATTATTTATTACAATCTTTCGATATTTACAACATACCCTTTTGCTACCATTCCATGATGGAAGCTTAATGCTGCTTTTAATGAGTCAAAGATATATTCAGCAACAAGTTTTGAATTATCAAGTGCTGTAACTTTAAATGCTCTATAATTCATCATATTTAAGAATCTCTGTGTTTTCACCAGAACCTCGAGTTTTGAGATAACCATCTTTTATTAAGGTATCTATTACATTTTCGGTTATTTTTTTAGAATGTTCTAATGGTACTGGTTCGTTTTTTCCAAAATAATAACCTATTACAGTAAAGATGGTTGCGGTTACCCAAAACATCCAATAATCCATGTTATTCTCCATGCCTTCGTAAGACTTTTTCGATAATTTTTTGAGGAGCATCAAGTTCATAATCAACGAACTCTTCATCATCGTCATTTGCATCTTCAATAAAACCATATTCAATGGCCATTTCAAAGAGAACATTAGAATCTAGTTTGTCTAATGTCTCTAAGCATACTCTTAGAAGATGATCTTTACCGATTAATCCTCTGTTAACGTCATCTAAAAGCTGTTCTACAAGCTCTTTCGAATTTGACATGTGTTTTCTCCTTATTGGTTATAGTATTAATTATAAAAATTATATACTCGTACCTTGGTATCCTTCCCACCAATCTGGTGCAGGTCTACCCCATTCCCATTTTGCGAATGGTTTAGATGCATGATAATAATTTCTATAAGCTTTTACAGCATTTCCTTTTACTTTACATTCTGGGAAATGGTTCATCGCCTGAGCGAATTCAGTTAATCCTATGTCTGGTATATTCTTTGGCGGTTTAGATAATAACATACCAAGCTTTAACCAGGTTGCGTGTGGTTTTCCACGTCTATATTCAAATTCGTTAGCTAATCCACGAAAATGTTCGTAGTGCCATTCATAGTTTGTTTTACTTTCTTTTGTCCACGTTGTGCATGGGTGAAATTTATGTACTGCTAAATAGTACATATCATCACGTTCATCACCAAATGAATAATATTGTTGCATTGTTTTACCAGACTTAGAAGGTCGTCTTTCAGGTGTACCATCAAGGAGACGATGGACAGTTGACAACATTTGTGCAGACTCGATAATCATTTTAGGCACATGTCTATCACAGCACATTTGTGCTGCTGTAATAGGATTTTCGTCTAGTACAAAAATATTCATTCTTCGAGATTAGCTAAGTGTTCCTTTAATTCCGCAAGCTCTAAAGTAAGCCCACGGATTTTTTCTTTATCTTGATAGTATGCTTGTCCATCAGCATACGGTAAAAATTCATTTAGAGTTTCAAGTTTATTTTGCCTCCAAGCAATCGCTTCTTCGATAGACTTTCGAGATACAATTTCATCAGCATCGATTTTAGGCGAATATGTATGGATCATTATATGTTTCCTCTTTAAGCGGCTTTATTAAGATAGGTTGATAGTTCATCAGAAGATAGAATCAATCCATCTTCCATAGTGAAAGAACAAGAGTAACCCTTTCTCTCTTGTCCTGGAAGCATAGACCAAGATTCAAACTTGGACTTAATCTCAGGCCTCATATAACCAAATTCATCATTAATGTATTTCTTACTGGCAATGAGACCAAAAGAAGTTGGAGTTATCATGATTGGAGTTTCCCACTCCTGGAAGTGGTCTTCCATTTTGAAATCACATTCATCGAACAACTCCATAGAAAGGATATACTCCTTTGAAGCATCGTTAGCATAACACACATGATCTTCTAGCATTTGCCAGAAATCTTTTGATTGCGCCTGTTCTAGGTTACAATCAACCACATACCCAGAACCACCCTTGAACTTCCAATAAGCATCAGGACCAGTACCTAAAGTACCGTCCTCATTCCAAGCGTAGTTTTCGCAGTATTGAGTTTGAATAACGATTTTCATAATATATCACCTTTCTCCATTGAGGTTAACATTATACTACAGTCTCGAGTAAATGTCAACCTTTTTTTACTTTTTTTATGCGGCTTCTTTGGGGGCAAACAACTTCGCCATACCTTCGTAAACTACATTATAAGCATTGACTTCATAACACCAACCACCGAAGAACTCATCATCGTCTTGCTCTTCACCTGGTAAGTTTACATAATCTGACCAAAGTTGGTCCATTTTCTTCATGCCAGTCAACAAGTCACCACCACCAAACCTTGTGATGCAGTCAGCTGCAACGTTGAAGTCCAGGTTGTCTTCTTGATAAAAATGAGGGATTCTAAACATATTCTTTTTTCCTTTTTCCTAATTTATGTTACCATTATACATCATCTCAAAGCAAATGTCAACTGTTTTTTGCAAAAAAGTTGCACTTTTTTCACTTTTAAAGTAAATCCATAGACTTAGCAGCTCGTTGGACATGCTTATCCATAAGAGCATCAGCTTTAGAAGAGATAGTATCCCAATCAGGATTATTGAAATTACGTCCACGAAGATGTTGCATTACACCTGGGAAGAATTTTGAAACTTTACGAGTATCGTTATTACATCCACCATTGTTGAAGATGTCGTAGTATGCGTTGACAACTTGACGAAATGTGTCAAGAGGCTTATTGATTCCTGAAGTATCATCATCAGGTATGTTGTAACAAGGACCAGATACTGGAACCATGTTTTGCATTTTATCGGCGAGGTCTTGAAACTTTCCTGTTCCACCCCAGTAAGAATAATCAGCCATAATTTAACTCCTTTTCCTAATTTATGTTACCATTATACATCATCTCAAAGCAAATGTCAACCCTTTTTTTCACTTTTTTTCACTTTTTTTCACAAAATTTACACCAGAAAGCCCCTGAAAAAAGTAAGTATATCTAAATGGTATAAGATTTCCGTGTAATCTGAGTGATCTGAGAGGCTCTGGTGGCATATATTAAATTGCTTTATTGTGTACAGTTATATTATAAATAGTACGATACAGTTTTTATTGTATCATTATAAAAAAAATAAAAGGATAATATGGAATCTATACTCCAGCTAATAGCTGATTTAGGCTTACCTATAGCAGGTGCATTAGTAATGGGAGCATTCCTCTTTATTATTATTAAACAAATTTTTGAAGGAATAGTTGATAGCATTAATACGTTGAATATGTTCTGTGAAAGCCTAGAAAACAGAGCGAGAACTATGTCAAATGAGATGGTTAAAATAGATTTACTCGTTTCTAGCGCACTTGGATTAAATCCTGATATTGAGCGAATTGCTCGAGCGGAAAATTTTATAGAAGACGGAAAACTCGACGTAAGGAGAGATTAATGCTATATTGTGGTTATCATTTCACGGTAATACCCGGTGGAGATTTACTAATATTTGACGAATCTGACGGTGAATTAACACTAGAAAAATTGAATTGGAAAGCTGGTGATAAATTTGTTGCGATGGAACATTACAACGGTGCCGCCGCTTTGATAAGGACTAATAGGAAACCATATAATCCAAAACAATTGGATTTGTTCGATGGAATTTGATATAGTTACTGCCGTATCTGAATATGGCTTTCCTACAGTGATGGTAATTGGTTTAGGATATTTTGTGTATTTTGTGTGGAATTTTATAAACGAAAATATTATTCCTACAATAGATAAAATGCACATGCAACTTATCAAAGTAATTGATCGCATGAGAATGTTAGATCAAGACCTCATTCGTTTACAACAAAAAGTAGATGTCGTATTAAAATATAGAGAAATTGAAAGATTAAAAGAGGATTCTAAAAATAATGAAAAAAACTGATGATAGAGGTTTACTTGCTATTGGTTGGGTAATACTTATTACATATCTTTTACTTGCAACAGGAAAAGTATATGGTGAACCTATAGTACAAAAATTTAAAAATCCATCATTCAGCGGAATTGGAACTGGTGCTCATTATTTAACTATTGAGAACCAAGAATTTAGTAGAAAGAAACAAATCGAAGATGCAATGGAAGCTGCAAGAAAGGCAGCAGAACGAGAAGCAGATAATACAATTTTAGCAAAGTTTATAAGAAATCTTGAAAGCAGGATTTATGCTCAATTAGCAAAACAGTTAGTAGACAATATGTTCTCTAATGATAATCCTGTAAGGTATGGATCCTTTGTATTGGAAGGATCAACAGTAACATATGAAGTAATTACAAACACAGATGGTACTGAATATATTAAGATGACGATTGTCGGGGAAGATGGGACAACGACCGTGATTGAAATACCTATTGGTAGTGGTAACTTCGGCGGAGGAACTGATGACTCGAATCCTGACGGCGGTTAGTCTATTACTTCTTATTACAGGTTGTGCATCTATTCCGCAATGGAATGAAAATCCTGGTCAATGTGAATATGGTAAAGGTAAATATTCAGAAGGATTTGGAAGAGACGTTTATACAGGCGTAAGAAAGTTTTATGCACAACAATTAATATGCGCAGATAATCCTGAAGTTGTAAGATTACCATCTTATATAGAATTATTAAATTTACCGCCAGCCGAACAAATGCCGGTGGTTGCTGTATATAACTTTTTAGATAAAACAGGACAACGTAAAGATTCAGTCACAGGACAAAGTTTCTCCACTGCGGTAACACAAGGTGGAACAGAATTATTAATTGATGCACTCAAAACTGCAGGAGATGGTAAATGGTTTAGAGTTGCTGAAAGACAAGGGATTGATGCTCTTGTTAGAGAAAGACAAATTATTCGTAGTGGTCGAGAAGAAGCCGCAAAGATAACTGGAGAAGATGCTCCAAATCTTGGACCACTTTTATTCGCAGGAATGATAATTGAAGGCGGTATTATTGGATATGATAGTAACTTAAGAACGGGCGGTATCGGAGCAAGGACGCTAGGATTAGGTATTACTCGTCAATATAGACAAGATCAAGTTACTATTTCATTAAGAGCAGTATCAGTTTTAACTGGTGAAGTATTACTTAATGTACAAACGAAAAAAACAATTTTAAGTTATGGTGCCGGAGGCGATGTTTTTAGATTCATCGAGCAGGGAACGCAGTTGATTGAATATGAAGACGGTGTAGGAAATAATGAAAGTGTGACGTATGCAGTACGAACAGCAATTGAAGCTGCCGTATTGGAAATGGTTTATCAAGGAGATCGTCGTGGTTTCTGGAAAATAAACAAACAAAATAACGGGGAAGAAGAATGATTAAAAAACTATTAGGCCTAAGTTTAGTTTTTGTTTCTACTTTCGCATTTGCGCAAGCAACGGACGATAACGAAATCAATATTGACCAACAAGGTGATACATTGACTTTATATATTGACCAATATGGATATGGAAACAAAGTTGGAGGAGATAACGCTTCTTCAGGATCAGTTTCAGCAATGTCTATTATTGGTGCAACTTTGAATATTGACATTAATCAAATTGGTAATAGCAATTTGCTTTTTGGTCCTATTACATTAGACAGTTCAACAATAGATCTTACTTGGACTGGAGATAGTAATAGTTGGGATTGGAACATTGGTTATGTTGGTTCATCAGATTCAGCAAACATTTTGTCTGATATAACTGGTGATAGCAACACTATGGATTTCGATCTAGGTTATAACGCAAGTGCCGAGAGATTGGATTTTGATTTATCTGTTCTCGGTTCAACTAACGTATTTGATATTGACATTGATGTTGATGATGCGATTTGGAACTTCGATATTACTGGAGATTCAAATAACATTAACACAATGCAAAAAGATGGTGCTGAGCACGAAATCAATATGACTCACGTTGGAGATAGTGCCGATATAGATATCAATCAATTAAGTGGAACATGTCCTACAGGTGTATCAACCTGTAATGGGATTATAACTTTAGACATTGATTCTGACAATGCTACTATCCAGATTAATCAAAAAGATTCGTCTAACGATACTTAGTGTTTTCACTTTGTTGCCATTGGGTTTGTCTGCAGCAGACCCAATTGGCAATATTGTTGAACACACAGGAACTGGTTCTATTACAAGAGAAGCAGGTGCAACTCTTGAGGTGTCAGACCAACAAGTACCTGACATTGTCATTAATGATACGGCCGAAACTGAGAATGGCCGAATGCTTATCGAATTCTTAGATAAAGCAGAACTCAGTCTTACCGAAAATACAAAAGTATACATTGATAGCGTATACTACGATCCTGATCCAAGTAAATCCAAAATGGCAATGCGTATGGCATTAGGCACTGCACGATTTGCATCAGGTCGTTTGGGTATGGTAAATAAAAGTAATATAGACATACAAACACCTACTGCAAGTATTGCGGTACGCGGAACAGATTTCACAACCACCATAGATGAGCTTGGAAGATCACTGGTCATACTTTTACCAGATCAATATGGTAATCCATCAGGAACAATTGAAGTATCTAATTTAGGAGGTACGATTACTTTAGAAGAAGCTTATGCAGCAACAATGGTTTCTACATTAGATGATCCGCCAACAAGACAGATTAATATTTCAAATATAACAGCAAATGTTATTGATAATATGTTCATTGTGTCTCCACCTCCTGAAGTAAAAAGAGCATTAGAAGAAGAATATAACGATGAAAATAATGATGATCAAGGATTGCTTGATGTTGACTTTTTAGAATTTAACGAATTAGAATATGATGCATTAGCGGAAGACGAATTAGAATTTTCAGAACTTGATATTGATTTTTTAGATGTAGATTTTCTTGTTGATTTATTAAATGTAATTGATGATCTCGTAAAAACAACAGCTTCATTAGATGATAGTGCAGTATCAAATAATGCGATGGGCGCAGAATTAAAAGGTGCAGGATTTGGTTTAAATTCAGATTCTCAATATAACATTTATGAAGATAACGGTAAAATAATTTTTTATCGTTTGGCAAATGGAAAGATTCAATTAGCATTTGCCGTAGATGCTTCAGTAAAAGTAAATACAGAAGTAGAAGGATATAGTGGGATCATTGATCTAAATGGCGGTAATAACTCAACAGTAATTATAAGACAGGGTGGATAAATAAGTTTATGGACGAATTTGATAGAAAATTAGATAAATGGTTATTAGGATTTAGTTGGTGCCTATTAGGAATGTATTTTCTTTTGGCAGCCGGTAAAGCCTATGCAGATAATGAAATCACAATAGAACAGACTGGTGACAATTTTGATCTAAATATAACACAAATAGGTTATAGCAATATCATTAAACAATGGTCATCAACAGAAGGAATAGATGGTGCAGACAATACTATCTCTATTGCACAAAATAAGAACTATGGTAGTTCTACTGATAAAAACATCATAGAGATTCGTAGAGTTTGGGGAATAGGAAACGATCTAAAACTTGCTCAAGGATATATCATTAATGGAGACGGAAGTTTTTCTATAGACAATGATGAATATGGTGATACCTTTGCTCATATCAATGTCACTGGTGATTACAACAATATAGAAATGACTCAACGAACAAACAGTACTTCTTCAGGTCATTGGTATGGTTTACATATTGAAGGAGATTATAATGATATATCTACTATTCAAAGAGAAGGTGGTGGACATACATTAGATTTAGATATTTACAATGATGGTAATATTGTTGATGTTGTTCAAAAGAATAGTGGAAGTCATTATGCATGGATAAGACTTGATGGAACATACGGAACTGATATAACACTTTTACAAGATTCGACTTTAAATAAATCATATTCACTCAATCAAACCTGTTATACTGTAGGTGGTTGTAGTGTATCAGTAACGCAGGGCCAATAATGAAATGGTTAACAAAGTGGTGGACAGTATTAATAACAATTGCTGGATTTGCAACCTTATCAATTTCTAATCCAAACTTTATTCAAAGTATAGAATATGCATATTATGACTATCTTCAATCAGAACAAGAAAAAATACAATCAACCGATATTGTCCTCGTCAACATTGACGAAAGAGCTATCGCAGCTGAAGGCCAATATCCGTGGCCTCGGGATATTGTTGCTAAGTACCTTAATAACAATTCTCCTAATTCTCTTTATGTCTTAAATATGATCTATTCCGAATCTGATAGGTTCGGAGGAGATAATCAACTTGCAGAAGCAATGGCACAAAAAGCTGTTGTATTATCTTCTGCTCCTACTCAACAAACATCAGATGGAGTTGGCACCTTTGTTGGTGTTGCTACCTTTGGAGAACAAAATGAAAATTGGCTTTATGAATTTCCAGGATTATTGTACCCTATTCAACCTCTTGCTGATTACGCTTTTGGTGTTGGTGCCACCGTTGCTGTTCCTGATGAACCAACAGGAGTTGTGCGTAGAGCACCACTCGTGGTCAGAGCAGCCGGGAATCCCTATCCATCTCTCGCACTCGATACATTACGAGTGTTCACAGGAGAACCCAGTTATCAAATGAAAGTAGGTCCACTCGGAGTTGAGTGGATTCGTATGGGTCGTCAAGATCCTATCACAACAAATAGTTTTGCCGAAATACCAATTGCTTTCTGGAACGAATTTGAACAAGTAAGTATACTTGATCCTTTACCAGATGGAAAGGTATTAATATTTGGTATTACAGCAGAAGGATATGCTAATCCAGTCGCAACCCCAACGGGTGCAAAGTATCCTCACGAAGTTCAAGCACACCTGGTTCAGACCGTCCTTTCAGGAGTTGAAATACAGATTCCCGACTGGCAGCCAATAGTCGAGCTGCTTCTTCTGGTCTTACTGAGTCTAGGTATCCTTGGAGCGGTCTATATTTTGCCCACAATTCTTGGATTGACAACGAGTTTATTTCTGCTCGCTTCCTCTTCATTAATATCATATTATTTATGGACTGATTCGCTGCTATTCGTTGACGCCACAATGAGTTCATTTGCTTCCTTAGTAGTATTTGCTCAATCAAGTTTTAACAAGTATTTTATCACGTTTTTAGAGAAACGTCAACTAGCAAAACAATTTGCTGGGTATGCTTCTCCTACAGTCGTTCGTTTACTCCAAGAGAATCCTTCTCTCGTTAAAGAGGGAATGAAAAAAGAAATTAGTATTTGTTTTTCTGATTTAAGAGGATTTACACCTTTAGGTGAAAGCTTTGGAGATGACGTACAAGGATTAACGAAATTAATGAATGGATATATGGATTCAATCACTGAGCCTGTCCTTAACGCTGATGGAATGATTATTAAATATATAGGCGATGCGTCGATGCACATCCACAACGCACCTATAGAAGATCCTGACCACCCTAAAACTGCTGTTCAAACTGGATTGAACATGCTTAAATCTGTAGAAGAATTTAATAAAAAGATTATTGCTGAAGGAAGACCACCAATTGGTATGGGTGCCGGTATTAATACTGGTCTCGGATATCTTGGTGAAATGGGTTCTACAGAGCGACATAGTTATGATGTTCTTGGAGATGCAGTATCAACAGCAGCACGAATAGAATCTAAATGTAAAGAATATGGTTGTTTGCTTTTAGTAGGTGGCGCAACTGTTGAAAGATGTCGAAATGACTTTTTCTTTTTGAAAGTAGATGATCTTGCTGTAAAGGGCAAATCAGTAGGCATTGAGATATACACAGTTTTAGATTTAAATAAGGATAAATATATTAAACCGGCTGAGATGCATGAAGCTATGCATATGAATTATAGAAAACAAAACTTTGATAAAGCCATAAAAATATGTAATGATTTAATGGAATGTTTTGAAGGTCAGATGGCTGGATATTATACCATGTGGATAGAGCGTTGTGAATATATGAAAACGCAAGATCTACCCAAAGATTGGGACGGGATTTTCATTGCGACTACTAAATAAATTACTTATCGGATTACTTTTTTTAAGTTTTCCAGTATATGCAGGGTACACTGATATACAAAGAGTAATGTTTGAAGCAGGTTATACTGCACCATACAATGACGAATATGTTCAAAGAGTTATTATAGGTCAAGCAAGAATAATGCCTAATGGCTCAATTGTTAATTTACCACATCCATCTCACATTCAATCAACATTAATTTTTCCTGAATTTAAAATAACAGAGGAGGAACCTGCCAGCTTAGCCACCTGGACGATCTTTTTTCTCGTTCAAGCTGCAGATATCTGGTCTACCAAAAAAGCCCTCGCTTACGATTGTGTATATGAATTGAATCCTTTATTACCAAGAGTGCCAGAGATACATGAAATGGTACTTCTTAAAACAGCAATATTTGGATCTATATTACCAGAGATTCAAAAAAGACAAACAATCACAAATGAAATCTTGATGCCTACACTTATGTTAACTTCTGTTGTTGTTCACAGTAATCTTAGAGTACTCGAAAAAGCAAAAAAACATTGTAATAAAAGATAAGGGACCCTTTCGAGTCCCTTGCTGTTTGGATTGCAGTTTTGAAGTCTAGACTATCGTACTAACGCTGTAGACCATCATTCCTAAGAAAGTGGTTACTAACAAGCATTCAACACAAATCTCGCCGTTCAATCGCAATCCTTTGATGATTGCTCTCATAACAGTGTTCCTTATTGATTGTGTTTGTTGAGTTTACGAACTTTTTCTGCATAAAGCGCGTACTTTATGTCGTGCATAGGTGCAAATTTTAAAAAGCCATAGGTTACAAGCAAAGCCAGAGGTATTATTAAATATTCCATTAGTTTTTACGAATTAGTCCACACCAAGGTAGAATCCAATATTTGAAAAATGTATTCATTATACTGGGTTTACTCCATATAATGTAACAAGAAATATTGCACATAAAAGTACAACTTCTAATTTCTCTTTTAATCTTTCTATATCGTTCATTATACCTTTTTAGGACAGTTGGCTCTAAAAATATACTCAGAAGCATTTCTTGCTTCTTTCACATTTAAAAATCCATCTTTGTTTTTATCTGCATGCTTCCAAAGACCTTTTTTAACGGTGCACTCGGATGCTTTAAGTTCTTCTATGCTGATTAGTTTGTCACCATTCAAATCGAATCGTTCCATTCTCCAGTCAGCATATGCTGGTGCTGCAATTAAGCAAGCAGCAATTGCTATCATAAATTTGTTATTCATTGTGTTCCTTATAATAGAATAATCAAACAAAAAGATTTACTAATGCCATCGTGCCTAACATAAATCCTAATACAACTACTTGTAAGATTGAAGCATATACGACTTGACGCATTGGGTGCATATCAACTAACTTCTCAATAGGGTGTACTCCTGGTGAGAGGTTCATTATTTTTAGTGCTGTTTCTCTTTTCAATTAGATCATCCCAGTTAGTATAACAAAACAAAAGTTATACGATAATATATATACGAAATTTTTATAATACGTTATAAAAAAGTCATATATTTTGTTACAATTACGAAAACAATTCAGTTTGTTCGTATTCAGGAAACAAAGTTGTTTGTTTATACTCTTCATTAGCGATTTGAGTATCATAAAATGCTTTCAATTCGTCATATTTTTTACGAATTTGAACTGGCATAACTCCACCTGAATCAATCACCCATTGAATTTCTCTGCCTAATGCTCTAGACAATTGCAACTCCATTACTGTAGCTCTATCCATATTATACTCCTATTGTTGAACTTTCATAAACTTGATTGTGCGTTTGAGTGCAGCGAACAAAGGTTGTACATTTACTTAAATTTTTAAGCTTTTCTGCACCAGCATATGTACACGCACTACGTAAACCACCTAGAATGTCCTGTACTGTATTAAGTACTGGTCCTTTATATGGTACCACCACTGTACGACCTTCTGAGGATCTGTAGTCTTTAAGACCACCAAAGTGTTTATCATTAGCAGACTTAGAACTCATACCATAAAACTCTACAAATTGTTTCTCAATACGTTTACCAATCCCCGCGGACGTAGCGGGCGCCTGCACGTTTGAAATAATAGATTCAGTAATTACATTACCACCACCTTCATCATGTCCTGCGAGCATTCCACCCAACATTACAAAATCTGCTCCTGCGGCAAATGCCTTTGCTACATCACCAGGTGATACACAACCACCATCAGCAATAATATGTCCACCAAGACCATGTGCAGCATCAGCGCATTCAATGACCGCTGAAAGTTGAGGATAACCCACACCAGTTTGAATACGAGTAGTGCAAACACTACCAGGTCCAATTCCAACTTTAACAATATCTGCTCCACTCAGTATAAGTTCTTCTGTCATTTCACCAGTTACAACATTACCAGCAATAATCACAATATGTGGTGCTTTTTCTCTTAGTGTTGCGATATAGTCTCTAAAACGATTACTATATCCATTGGCAACATCTACACATACATACTTAATTGCTTCTCGGTCATGTTGATATACTTCAATAAACTTAGTAAGCTCTTCAATTGAAATACCCATGCTATATGCACAGTGTTCTGTACGAAGAATTTTTCCTGAATTAAAGAATTTAATTAGATCTTCTTTAGAATAAGTTTTTACAAGACAGGTAAACAATCCATGTTTCGAAAGTACATCTGCCATTTCAAATGTACCAACTCCATCCATGTTCGAAGCCATAATAGGAATACCACGATAATCTGGCATTTCAGGTCGTAAAGCATTCATACTCATTTCATAATGCTCAGAATTCCTATAATTAAACTCACGATATAGATCTACTTCTTTTCTGCTTCCAAGTGTTGATCTTTTTGGACGAATCAAAACATCTTTATAGTCAAGTTTGATTTCATTATCAATACGCATTTTTATTTACTCTGATAGGTCGCCTTCACGTTATTGATACCATTCTTACTGACTGCAATATGAAAGGCCTTCCTTGCATCTTTGATATTATCATACAGATAAACAATATCACCTATTATCACTTTATACATATTTTCTCCTTTTCCTAATTTATGTAGCTATTGTACATCATCTCAAAGCAAATGTCAACCCTTTTTGTGAAAAAAGTTCAATTTAGTCTCTCATAAAATCTTCAAGCCATTCATCACCGTAGTTTTGAACAAACTCATTAAATTTTGAAATGTATTTGATACTGTAGTACCACGCAGTCCAAAAAAGTACAGGAAGAATTACTAATGCAATTTTTCCCCATTTCCTTAGTACTTTACGATCGGATAAAATTTCAAATTTCATCAAGTGTTATCTCCACTTATCAAATAGTTTATGATATGTCTTGTTTAAAGCTCCGCCTTTTTCCCAAAGCAAAGGAATGTATTTTCCTGCATCTTTTTCACAAGCCATATGAAATCCAATATATGTCAATAGTAACATAAAACCAAGAATTAAATAAGCTATTAAATTTTCCATAGTTTCTCCTTATAGAATGTGTTTACATTTTCCTCTAAATTGAAAGCCAGGACAACTGCATT